ACACTTTCATATTGCGTATCTATTGTGATACTACTATCAGCGTAAGCAAAAACCTCAATGTTTCCAAATTCATAATTACCAGCAATTTGATAACTATTAACTCCTGTTCCTGTTATTGTTCTTGTTAATGTTCCATTTACATAAATATCAAAGTAATAGTTAACCGAACCACTAGACACGCTTAAAACGTGTATTATTACCTCTCTAGTTTGTTTATATCCTGAATTAGTATATCCGGGTCTTTCAAATTGTGAAAAAAAAGCATTGTTGTAATAATTACCACCTACTGACTTAATTGTATAGTTAGTATCATCATATATAAAGTAAGTAGTACCTGTATTGTTTATCTTAAAATAGTCGTTAATGCCAACCGTTATAACTGGATTGTCTTTAGCCGTTTTTATCTCATTTTCTTTTGTCGCTTTGTAGTAAAGAAATAAGTCGTTAAATCTAGGGTCTGAAAGAAATAATCCAGTAAAATTAATACCATACTTTAACTCAATCAAATCAAAAATCTTAGGTACTTTTAAAGCTGGAAATAACTCTGTATAATTAATCGCTCCACTTGTAGTTGTTATGTCTGTACTTGTTGCATCTCCATAACTCCAAATCCTATCTGAACTAATTAAAGGATATCTAACATCATAATCAGTAGAATCGTCTGTTATTCTATTTTGAACTTCTGTACCTGTATAACTGAATTCAACACTACTATAATCTAAGTCACTTAATTTATCTTCACCAAAAGTATCTGATAAGTTTATTATAGTTCCATAAAATGTAATAGAATAGCTTTCAACTTTGTTTTCCTTTATATTTACTTTTTCAAGTTCTATTTTACCAAATCTAAAAAATGTCCTATCTATCTCAATGTATGCTTGTCGTCTTATCCTAGTATCAATCTGAGTTAAATCTAAATCAACTGCATTTTCATAGAAGTGTCTAAATATAGCGTTATTATTTGGTGAAGCTGGAACTGTAAAGCCTTGAGAAAACTCAGTAAATACTTTACTAATATCTTTTACATTTTGAACTGATAAGGAAACGTTTATATTTTCATCGTCAAATAATTCTAACTCATTATAATTATCTGATAAAATTGTATCTTCTATGTATATTTGTACACTTCTCATTATATAACACTATTAATTAAGTTATAGTTGTATGTAAAATCCATTTCGTAATTAATCATCTTCTTATTAATGTGTTTGTACATTTCAATAGATTTAGTATTTAACTTAGCAGGATAACCATTTACTAAAATCTTTTCGCTTAACATTAATTCTTTTATTGTACTTGAAAATGATTCATCTACCCAATCAGTATTTACTTTTATTCTGCTTTTGCCTTTGATGTTGTATTCTTTCATTTGACCTTGAGCAGTATTGTAGTCTGTAATTGAACTTTGCAATATCTTATGTTCCTTGCTTTCTACATCTGTATATTCGTATGAAGCACCAAAGCACCAAAATCTTTGGAAGTTACCGAACTTATTTACAAAATCAATTTTAACTGGTGTGTATTTACATGATGTTACAGGAATACTTATGTATGTTGCTAATACATTCAATGAAGCATCTTTTATCTCTAATTTAACACTATCACCATAATAAGACTTGTAAATTAAGGGTACTTGCATTGGTTCTGTTACAATAGCTTCACTATATGTTGCTGCCGTATCTAAATTAGTGTAATATGCCGTTAAAGATAAAGCATCTTCAATTACTCTAACACTTGAAACTGCTCTAGTGTAATCTAAGTTACCTAAAGCACCCTGACCATCGTTATAATAGTAATACGATCCTGAATCTAAATGTATATCTCCGTAATCGTAATTACTTCCATTTTCGTAAAATGTGTAACCACCAAATGCAAAATAGTCTGTATCACTTACTAAAGTATAACCTGAACCTGTATCTGCATAAGTCTTTATAGTTACGTTTGCATGTTGGTCACGTGGGCTATTCGCTATATTTGTTGGTGTACTTGCATAAGCACCGCTATTGTAACTATCAAATGTAATAAACTCTAAAATGTAAGGTGATACATTGTATTGAGTAGCCGTAACATTTGAACTAGGTATTAATTTACTTAGTGTATATGTAGGACTTGTAGGTGTACTTGCACCATTATTCCAAATATATAACTCTACTTTTGTTTGAATCTGGCTACTTTCGTCAATCTCAATTATAAAAGGACTCTTTGCAAATATATTTATCATATTTCATTTAATTTTTTAGTGTATATTTTTACGGCATCTATTCCGTATGCTTCAATTAATTCTTTAGGTAAGTTCTTAAATGCTTTTTCAAATGGCTTAGTAAAAAATAAGCTAGGTTTAATTCCATGTCTATAAATTGAACGTGCAATAAGAAACTTCAATGTTTTACGGCTTATTAACCTACCTTTTTCGTCTCTTGGTGCAATGCCTCTTCTAACCATCCATTTATCGATACCTCTAGTTAAACCTCCTTTTGGTCCTGTTCCTGTACCAAATCTAAATTTACCATTTCTTACAACTTCTTTAGTTTTACCGAACCTATCTTTTCCTGCTGGACCAACTCCACTAACTCCCTTATCCTGATACTCTCCATAATCCAACATCTCAAAATACAAACTAATTGAATTAGGATTAACTTTTGAAACACCTTTAATACTATCATACAACTTCTTAGAACTGTTCTTTTTACCCTTTGTTAAGTTAGTTCTACTTTGCTGTATTACATACTTTCTAAAGTCATCTAATGCCTTTTGTGTTTCTTTCTTATCTAGCATATTGTTACTCCATTAGGCACGTTAATATCAACTGTTAATGTCCAACCTGCTATATTATCTTCAAATCTGTCTACAAAAGGCTCTAGTAATGCCGTTCCTAACTGATACAAGTCTGAAAATAAATCTCCTCTTCTCATTAATTCAACAATCCTAACTAACATTGATAAGATGTCGTTTAGTACATCGTCCTCGTTATCGTTACCTATGAATATATCAGTCACTTCATCTTTAGAAACATCTACTATATCCATTGAGATAATTGACACGTTGTAAGTAAGTGATGCACCATTAGGAGTGCAACTGTTAACCATTATGTGAGATAGTGGATAAGCGTCTTTCTTTGCATTCATTAACCTGTCAATACTTCCTTTTGTAACCGTATTGCAAAAAGGTTCTGATAATAATGCATCTTTTATCTTTGTCGTTATGTCGTAATATCCTACCATTTCTTTTGTGCTGCTTTTATTTCTATTTTATTCTTTTCACTTTCGTAAGTTAGTAACGTTAGACTCTTAAAAAGTTCTTCTCTACTGACTGCATCAATCCTGGTAACGTCTCCTTTAGCAAGTTGATAGAGTGCTTGATACCATCCCCACTTTTGTCCGAACTGGTATTGCTCTGAATATTCATTTTGTTCATTTCCTCCTCCAAAAAATACGGCAAAACTTTCAATAACTCGTTTCCTAAATGATAAAAAAAAACAACCGCTGATAATGCTATGTCTAATGGTAGTTCTTTCATCAATTCAAATCGCTCATCGTTAGGCTCGTATTCCTCTATTTTATACTTGTCTTTAAACGTTTCTGTTATTGGTCTATACATTACACCCAAAACAATGTGATAGTTTTGTACATCTGTTATATTAGAATCTATATCCATGTACTCACCGTTGCTTATCTTGTCTAGGTTAGGAATGAATCCATAGTCAACACCGTTTAATCTAAATCTGTTCTTAAACGTTCCTTTACTTTCAAATAACTTATTGAAGTGTTCAACTAAACTATCTAAATCTGATAAGCTAATCTTTGCAACATCTTTTAAGTCAATACCACAAAAGCATTCAACCATTTTTTGATTTACAAACTCAACATCATTACTACCCTCAACAGTTCGCATAAAGCGTTGGTAATCCTTTAACTTTATTTCGCTTATATCTGTTGGTACTGTTAATTTAAACTTCATATATATTAACTAATTTTTTAATAAATGTTATACTTGCCAAAGTTTCTATTTATTCCTATTGTTTCCATTTCGTGATATCTTACAGCATCGCAAATATGGTTGTTAGAATCGATAGGTCTATTTAATTTGTTTCCTTGTTTATCCTTATCCCATGTATAAGTTCTAAATTCTTTAATTAGATTTGTTGAATTAGAAGTCACTAAATACTCTTGCTGTTGCATAATATCAATACCATAATTAATTGAGTCTTTTCCTTTTGTCACTCCTTTAATCATTTTACCATATCTTCTAATTTCATCTATTGATTTAGGCTCTGAACTATCAGCATAAATAATTACATTGTTAGGTAATACTTTTGCGATATCAGAATTAAGCATTCCAGTCTTATAACATATCTCATTAAGTATCCTTTGATTGTCATATGAATAAACTTCAACTATTGCGGTAGGGTCGTTAGTATATCCAAAGTCTAATCCTATCCCTAATAATTTTGCTTCACTTGGTATTGCATCAATAGTTTTCCAGTTGTTAAATATTACACCCTCTAAATTACCTATCTCACCTAATCCATATACACGATACCAGTTATCCCAATAGTTAGATGTCTTTGCTTTTTCTTTGGCTTTTAAAATAAAGTTTAAAGCACTTTCAGGACATGCTTCATTATCTTTGTAGTTAACAATTAAAAAGTCAACATCATCATCACCTTTTAATTCTGAATGAAACCAGAACTCGTTAACCGGGTTCCAATCTAAATAAACGCCTTTCTTTGTTCTTGATGCTAATTCTGTGTAAGCATGAAATGTCATATTGTTACACTCATTCATGTAAAGGTAGTCACGTCTAGCACCTCTTAACTTTGCATCATTATCAGCACTAAAAAATTCAATCACACTACCATTAGCAAATGTATATTTAAAATCAGATGCATTCCACCTCATATCTAAATACCTATGTGTCGCTATCATTATCTTTTTAAAGTCTTTCATTGCACCTCTTTTAAGGTGTGGTATAGATTCAGCAACGATTGATATTTCTGTGTTAGAATACTTAGCAGCAATATGTATAAGGATAGGTAGTATTCCGAAAGTTTTACCTGCTGAAGTACCACCTTGAACCCCTTTAACAAATTTATCTAGTTTGCGTATTTTCTTTATTACAGTTGTTAGCTTAAAGTCACTCATCTATTTCTTCATCTTCATCATCATTAAATAATGGCTGTTCAACATGTGCTATCTCTTGCTTATCAACTAAGTTATTTAACCTTTGCGTTATGCTAGGATTGTATATCCCTGCCATACCTCCTGATATTTGGTCTGACCTAACTTCTCTCCTTATACGCGTACAGATAGTTAAAAATCGTTTGTATCTATTATTTGTGTTAGCAAAATAATGGCTTAAATCTTTAATAATTCCTGCGTCTGCACAATAGTTTTCAAACCCCTCTATCGTTAAAGGTCGTTCTAATTCACTGTATTCACTCCTGCCATCTTTACCTACAAATGTATGTTTTAATATAGGATTATTTTTAGTGTGTATCTTGTACTCTTGGAATAATTCCCATAAATGCTGTGGATCTTTTATTTTGTTTGGTCTACCTGATTTATTTTCCATAGTCTAATTGTTACATAACATTAAGAATGCTTTATGATATAGTTTACAATCTTCTTTAATGTACATCTTTACTTGATACCATTCAAATACTTCAGTTAGTTTCGTAGGCATCGTAAACTGTTTTAATTTTGTTTATTATATCTCTCCAACAATCACTACAATTAGTTGGTTCTTGTTTTTGGTTTAATACTCTGTTGTATATTTTTAACAGTTCATTTTGTTCTGTTGGTTTAATAGATAGTTTTTTAACTTCAAAGAATTTTGTTAGGTAGTTGTATTCATCTTCAGTTAAACAGTTTGGTTTAAAGTAAGGAAACTTTTTGTTTAGATAATCTTTTCTTTTGTCACAACCACAGTCCTCTCCGAATGCAAATTTAACTAATGCTTTTATCCCTGTTGCTGTTGTTATCTTTTCTACTGTATCACCTAGTCCTTTACT